TGCGCATAATATGGGCGCTGGACTGAATATCAGTGCAGCGTCACATGTTGTATTGTACCATCGCATGAGTGCAGCGGTGGAACATCAAATTGTAGGAAGGGCATACCGGTTAGGACGTACTGTCCCACTGGATGTAGTTCATTTACTCCATTCCAATGAGATTGATACAGGGCGATCAGATATCTTGACGCATTCTTAATGTTTGCGAGAACGATTGCGACGAGTGGAACGACGGTTACGGCGCGTGGAACGACGACGACCGCCACGACGAACAGATGCTGCCGAACTTCCAGTGGGAACAGATGCTGTTGCAGAATCAGCTGATCGATAATGATTGTCTATTTCTGTAAGAACTGATTCAAATTCTTTCATTGAAGCCAGAGGCTCCTCGTAGGATATTCCCTTATACAATCGTGCTCTATCATAACTAAATTTAGCACCTCGTTTGATGAATAAATCAATCAGAAGATATACTCCCTTTAAACCAGGTGCCTTCATTCCGATAGGAGTTCTAGGCGTATTCTTATAAGAATAATTAGTCAATGCTAATAACAAAATATACTCAATTGGTGTATAAGTATCCCAAAAACGTATGTTTATATCATCAGGTATTAAAAATTCATCAAAATCTTCGTATCTCGAAAACTTACTGTGACCTGAATATTCGGAGTGCTGGGATTCCAAATACACAGATGTATTAACATATTCTCTAACAACATCTTCACGAGATCTTCCAGTAGTACTTACTACTCGATATGGCAGATACGACATTCGTTTCTACTTCCCCCATACATTTTTTACATCAGCGCTGGAACTTTGGGAATGTGCAAAGATTGGAGCAACCGCATGAACCGTGGCACGTCGGGCGATTTGACGCGGGAGGGAAGTTCTGCTCGCCATATCTCACTCGCTTCCCACGGCAGTTTCTCAGTCTTTTTATTGCACCAAAGCATCAGCAAATTGGCGGTCCAAACCGTGGAATCAAAGCCGTTATCTGATAACTTGTTCTCAACCAAAAGATCGCGCATTTCACACAAGTACCGAAACTGATTATAGAGCATTGATTGTTTTGCAAGCACTGCCGTATAATCCATTTACTCATCCTTCCACCGAGCAGATTCGGTGGGGATTCCGTGATAGCCGAACAAGATTTGGTTCACCCCTTGGAGTTTGGCTTGATAGGTTAAGGGGAAGAGCGTCCAATGTTGAAAGAAGAAAGTGTAGTAATCGAGCCGATCACTTGCCACCAAGGTTTTAAAACAATCGCGGTACATTTGATAGGCTCGTTTGGGAACACTAATATGACGTACTAACCATTTAGGAAGGGATTCGTGCAAATGCAAGCCTGCCAAATTGAGGTCATTATTGGTCAGAGGAATTTCAGCAAGCATATCCAGCTGTCCGCGCAATAACTGCCCCACCGCTGTTTTAATGGTTTCCGCACGTCTTATACGATTGGTACTGAGTGCATGCGATTCCACAAAAGAATCCAACATAGTTCGTTTCAGATCTTCTACCGTGACCGTCCCTTCTTCAAGGGATGCACGTACTTCGCGTGTAGTTTGCAAGATTTTACGAAGATCTCCACAATGAATTTCCAATAAGACTTGCGACAGGGATAAGATTGTGGCATCGGTGACGGATATACTAAATTGAGTTCGTAGTAAGGAGGAAATATCTTCTTTAGTAGGTGCAATAACGGCATAGGCGATACAAAGTTTTATAAATGGCTGAAACTTTTTCTCCATCCATTCATTGGAAATACAGATAATAGCATTATCACCACGATACTCTTTTAATAACTTAATCAATTCAGTCATACCTCCTTTATCACCGACGGACATTCCATCAATTTCGTCAAGTACAATACCAAGATTACGTGGTCCTTCAGGGCGAAAGAAGTCACTCACATTACGACTGTTTAATAAGGGAAGAAGCGATTCTTCTACTGCAGAGCGATGACGATGTTGGGAGGCGTTCCACTCCACAACACGGTATCCCGCGGTTTCAAGCGCAGCATGTGCCAGAGTGGTTTTTCCAATTCCTGGTGCACCGTATAAAAACAATCCACTGGTGCGTCGCTCTCGTGGAGTCTTTGCCCATTCTACAATTTTATTAAAAAGAGTGCTATGAAGGGACATGATTGTACTTTCATAGAATATAATAGTTTAGACCTTATTCAGGACAGATAGAAGACCAGGTAAGACCGTAATCTGCTGCATTTTGGCACAAATCAGTGGGAGATTTGCTTTTATCAATTCCAAAATAATATTTTGAATTACTTATTTGTTCTTGTATATTTGTAGGGTCTGCTTTTTGTAATCGTCCATTCGCACTTACACCAACATAATCCATGCATTTAGCAATCCCTTTCTCTTCTCCAGGATTTACAAGAGTAAGAAAATCAGGGCAAGGAGTGGTGACAGGAGGCCATGTTGAAGTTTGAGAGGCAAGTTGAAACCATTTTACATAATAGTAAAAAAGTGCAAGAATGGCTCCTAGAAAAATTAGAACGGATGCTATCTGAAAATTCATTTTGTATAGGACATATGCAATACCAAAGGATCCGCTCAACCCAAGTGTCCAATAAAGATAGCTATTGTAGGATTGAACCGTTGGCAAAATACCGGAGCTGGTAAGAGGTGTTCCTGTTGAAGCCATTTCAAGATTCTATTTAGTATGTATATTTTATATACCGTAAAGAATTAATTTAATTCTTTACGGTACCTTGATAGTACACTTTAAAAATTTATTTAGTTGATGCGAACAAGACCACCAGAAACACCATCGACCTGTCCAACACTGACGTAGCCGACATAGTAGAGACCATCCGATGCCGTACCAACACCCTGACCGGACTGGAGCCCAGCCTGGGGAACAAACTGCACCTTGCGGAAAATAGAGGAGACCGCACCAGACCCAACATCAGGGCTGGGGAGGTAGACCAGCTTGCCCATGTCACGGAAGACGGCATTGCCAGCAACGCGGATGGAAGACTGGAGAGATGCATTTGCCGTGGCAACCCATGCAGCGCGCGTGGAACCATCGGACAGATAGATCGTGCTTACCATGTCTTTGCCGTTGGTGAAGAGAGTGTTCGTCTGACGAATGTAGCTGTGCACGGAGGACATTTCCTTTTATGTTAGGGGGTGCGAAAATAAATTTTTAAAGATCAGGAAGATCAGAGAGATGGAATCCAACGGACGAATATCCTGGGAGGAACGCAGATCAGCGCCTGGAGACTCTTCCTTGCCCGGTTTTAGTTATCCCACCACCGGAGCGGCAAGCGCCGGAACGGACGCCATCCGCGGCAATCTTATGGCGACCCCCCTCAACACCGCCTTCTTTTCACCGGAGAATGTGCAGATTATCCAAAACCGGATCCGCTACCAAGTCTGGGAAAAAACTAAGCATACAATCGATCCCCAATCCTCGGATGATCTTCTCATTGTTATGCGCTCCATGTATTATCAATATGGAAAGAATCGCCCGGATCATATCAGGGAACAGATTGAAGAGCTTAATAAGATTGTGGCAGATTGGGCTCTTAGCAAGATCATACCGGAGATTGACATGTATCTCTATTATCGAAAGGATGTAAGCAAACTTCCTGTTCCATTGGAACTTCCTATGCTATTAAACACTGCCGGAACCCGCTCCCTTCCCTTTCCTAAATTCTTTTAGACCGGTCCCATTTGTTTCCATCTACATATTTTATTTTTATCTGGAATAGACTGATACATATTTCCATCATTCCCCTTTTTTATTTCACCACAGTGCATATTTGCCGGATAGGGAGGAGAATCACGCGTTAGATATTTTTTATCTATTTTTCTGGTTACATTGTGTTTTTTTCGATTCTTCGCTTGTGCCAATTTTGCCGTCATCTTCTTGTGCTCTGCGCCAGTAAGTTTTAAAGGATTTGTGTCTGTTTTCAAAGCATGCCCTATATTTCGTAGCCAAATGCTACGACAATCGCCAATGCAATTTTGTTTCCCTGCAATCATGTCATCCAAAAGTTTAAACGCTTGTTTCTTATTAATGAACGGCATACTCTATTATAATAGTCTATAAAATCTTTAGTGGTCTAAAAAAATGATAAATATCTTATATTATATACTATAGTTTATAATACAAGATGGAAGATTTAACAAGTACGCTATCGGCTCTTGCAATCAGCACAAAAACACCCATACAACAATGTGTGGACACCTTGATTGCAGAGATTGCCAAAACATCTCCCACCCAGTACTGGGCGCAAATTCTTGTTCATGAGATCACAGCCACACTTACAGATGCATTTTGCAAGAAACCAGTGTCCCCCACTCTGAGTGTTATTCCTGCAGAATCTAGTGCAGCCACCCTTTGCAAACCAGAGGAAGGCAGTAGCAGCCTTTCCGTCAGTGAAGCTGCTATTGTTTCACCCACTCTAAGTATAGTTCCTGCAGAACCTACTGCTGCTGCAACTCTTAGCATAGTTCCAGCAGCTCCTCCCAAGAAAAGCCGTGGAGGATCCTCGCTTAAGAAAGGAACTGCGTATGAAGATGTGATCCGTGCACTTCTTAGTGAGTGTACTTATA